TTTTTTATATATTATCGTCCTAAGTTGAATTTTACTCTATTAACTAGGTCATTAGCAAAAGATTCATTTACTAAAGGCTCCTTAGGTGCAGCGGCCTCAGCTGCTGTTTTACTTTCATTAATTTGTTCTAATTCCATTTGAGATGGTCTTAAATCTCTGGTACCCCAGAAATTATTAATGGCATAAGGAGTAGTTAAGGTATAAAACTTAGATTCTGCAATAATTTGATTCTTACGAGATTCTGACAGAGCTTCCCATTTAGCGGCAAACTTTTCAGGCATATCATTAATGAAATTTAATTCTCTCTTCTTTTCAATAAAGCAAGATTCCCAAATGTTTTCTACCTGAACAGTTGACATAATTGGTTTGGCATTCATTGATTCAACAATCATTTGTTGTTTTTCTTCAGATAATGAATTAAATTCATTTTTCTTAGATTCGGAAAGGAAGTTCATAAAATGCATTTCTGTAACAACCTTAGTCTTAGCTTCAGCCTTTGCAATTAATTTGTTTAAGGCTTCTTCTATTGAATCTTTATATTCTTTTTTATCGGATTCTTTTTCTTCATTCTTAGATCCACAAGAACCTTCATGAATCTCACCGCATTTTTCACAAGTGGCTTCTTCAGATACTTCGGATTCATTAATAGCAGAACCTTCAACAGTGTTTACATTTTCTGCGATGTATTCTGCATATTTAATACTCTTTCTTAAACCTTCAGCAAGGTGCTCAGAGTATGCAATGTTTTGATCAACCTTTTCAGCAACGTATTCAGAATATTCAATTCCTTTTTCAAGGCTCTCTCCTAAATAGTTTGCATATTGAATTCCTTTATCTGCTTTTTCAGCAACATGTTCAGCATACTGAATAGAGTTATCTAATTCTTCAGCAAGATACGTTGTATAGTTCTTAATCTTATTTACATTTTCTGCTAAATAATCAGAATAAGAAATACTCTTATCGAGGTTTTCAGAAAGATACTCAGCATAATCGTTTAATTGATTTACCTTTTCGGCGATATGCTCGCTGTACTTAATAAGTTTTTCAACGATTTCAGTATTATCTGAATTTGCGGATTCCTTAACATTATTTAATACGCCTTGAACGTACTCGGTGTATTTTTGAAAATCCTCAACGGTTACAAAATTTTGATTTTCCATTGTTGGTTCTTTTTTATCTTCTGTATTTTTGGTTTCTTCCATTTCATAAATGAATAAAGTAGGGTCAGCATCGAATCCATAAGACTCATTAACTCTCGATAACTCTGCGTTTTCAAATCCAGGATCTGCAACTAAGTCATAAGTAAAAAACTTCTTAATCTTTACCTTTCCATTTTCGTCAACCGTACCAGCAGCGCGGCTTGAAATATGAAGAGGAATTCCATCCTTAATTAAAGCCTGTGCTTCTTTACCCTTTGTAGTATTTAATAAACGAACTCTTCCGATAACTTGTTTGTTTTCGGAATCATACTTTAATGATTCTATTACATGGGATACGTTAGAGAGACTAATATCAAAATCTTTTGGGTGGTCTAATTCACCTAAAAGTTTGTTTGTCTTTACTTTTTCCTGGAGTTCATTAATATGAGGTAAAACTTCCTTTTCCTCATAAATTCGGTTATTCTTGTTACGAACACCGAACTCAGTAAAAACGCCTTCTAATACGACGGCGCCATCATCATCTGTCTTAAATGATAAATTGGACTGTGATCTCTCAAGAATTAATAGTTTTTTTCCTGACATCTTCTACTTGTTATTTGATTTATATATTATCAACTTATAAAGTTTTTATCCTAAACCCGCCAATGGATCTTCTTCAATACCGCCTGCAGGCTTTTCAGGCTTAAAAAGTTTTTTATCGGCACCTAAAAGAATCTTTTCAATATCTTCTTCAGTATAGCCTTGGGTCTTTAATTCGGATCTATCCTTAGCACGTTGATTAGCCTTAAGGTCATCTTGTGTAAATCCTCCATACCTCTTAATTAACCATCCTAGATCAAAATATGGAATTTCTGTCATATTTTCATCCATTACACTTAATTGAGTTTTCATATTACCAATAAAGTCAACTCGCTTAGTTTGAAGTTCCATTTCTTTCATTTCTTCAAACACGTTATCCTTCATATACCTTAATGCCAATCCAGCCTTAAATGCAATATCATTTTTAAGTTCTGGGTGGTTAAGGCACATTTGAAGATAAACAGGTTTAATTAAGATTTCCTGGAAGATTGATCTTAAACGATCAATAAATTTAGAAAACTTAATTTCATCTCTTAGCATTCCACTTGCCTCCATATCGTAACTACTGCCGCCTTCTTTATCAAAACGAGAGAATGGAATTTTTGAAGCAAGTTTAAGTTTATCAGAGAAGTATTTCAAAGATTCTGTATCTCCTAAATCAGGACCATCTCCACCGATTGTGCTAATTTCAGGTTGTTCACCATCCTTTGAAGGTAACCAATATTCCTTATTGAAAGGCATCATTGGTTTTCCGTTTGTTTGAATTTCGCCACTCTCATAATTAAAGTCTACTACTTCACGGTAGGAGTTCATTAATTGAGCAAGAGATTGTTTTGCCCTTGTTTTAGATTTACCACCAACTGGGATGATAAACTGGGTCTTAAATGAAGCATTAGAAACAGCCCAGATAATTCTGGTAGTTTCCATAATTCTTAATAGGTTAAAAGAACGGATAAGTCTTTCAACATAAGAGATCCTTTGTGGTGAATTTACCTGAGAATATGAAAGGTAAATGATTTGAGAATCCCATAGTTTTCTTTCTTTAGCCCCACCACCTTTATACTGAACCCACATTTTCTTTCCAGTTTCAGTATCTAAACCTGGCATTAAAGATATAGGATCAAGTTCTTTAAAGCCAATGATTTCAGTTTGCTTATCATTATAAACGATTTCAAACGCAAGATATCCATCAACCAACCATTTTCTAAAATAGTTCCAAGGTTGAATAGCATCATTAAAGCCAAAGTAATTGTAAATGTTATTATAGATATCACCAATCTCTTCTTCGATAGAATTACTTATTTCTCCATTGAATTCTGCATATGCAAAATAATTACTTTTATCAAATACAATAGCCTCATCGGTAACTACATCAAGGATATCTTCAATTTCATCTTGTACTGCAAAGGTTCTAAGTTGATCTCTCTTCTTTTCGTAATCTCTATCAAAAAATGAGATATTCTTTTTAAGACTGGTATCAGTTAATGATAAGGCAGCAAATGCAGCATACATATCATCTGCATCGGATCCCATTGGATTCATTGTATAACCCATTGCATTTTCGGTAAAACCGATTGCTCTGGAGTTACGAATGATCATATCATCATATGCCATCCCTAGGTTAGAAAGATCTTTTAGAATCTTTCTTACTGGATTGGAGTCTGTAAGAGGACCTCTTCTATTTGTAAATCCTGCCATTTTTTATCATTTATTGTTTTATATATTCTGGTAATATAAATCTTGCGCTTGTAATATTGAACCACCAAAGAAAAAGTTATCATCATTAATAGCACCAAGGTACCAATCTTCATAACCAATTATCTTTGGATCTTTCATACGATCTAATCTATATTGCCTAATTGCATATGTTAAGTTATATTTTTTACCTAATGACTTTTTAACAGCTTCATAGGTAAAGTCTTTATTATATGTTTGTTTTGCCACTTCTCCGGCATTATTAAATTGTCTATCAAAGAAACCACTAAAAGATTTTATGATATCTTCCATGAAAGGTATTCTTGCATCATACGGAATGTAATGTAAATTAATTCCTAGTTGATTTGTTCTAGAACCAGGAACGGCACCTAATCCTATAACAATAGGAAATGTATCATAAAATGTTTCATCTTCGGTAAAATATCTAAATACATACATTCTTCCTTGATCTAAAACTCCAGTTCCCTTAACACCCATTGATAATAAATCCTTAGAGGATGCCTTAGAAGCCTTTGATTGGCCTTTATTCTCGGCGATGTATAAATCTAAATCATCTGTAAAGTTACCTATTATCATATTAAAAAAGATTTGAGTCTTCGGTTAGTAACATAACCTTAAAATTTCTTTGAACTGCTGCCTTATTTAAGGCATCTGTTTTACAAAGGTTTCTTACATACATTTCATAGGCATACTTAAAATTCTCAATTGCCTTTTTTGTATTTCTTTTTGGCGGTGAAGGTTTCTTTAATTGCTCTTTTGGTTTTATTTCCACTACATACTCTTGAATAAGACCATCTTTATTCATTTTTACATAAAAGTCCGGATAGTAATTATGAAACTTATTATCAAGAATATTAAAGTATTTTATTGAAAAAGGTTCAGATACCCAACTAATTACATTTTCATTATGATCGCACCAATGACAGAATTTTCTTTCCCACGAGCTTCTATATATGATAGGAGCTGGTCCTATATACTTTTCAGGATTATGAGGTTTATAATATCCTTGTCTGAATCCTGACTTTGCCGTAGGTTTAACATTCTTTATACTCATTGGTATAATTCTAAATGGTATAAATTCCTTCGCCGTCTGAACTACCATCTATCGAGACAGTTCCTGCGTATTTCTTAGGATGTAATTTATTCCAACCTTTTGCAAATCCACGCTTTGCAATTTCTGTAAAATATGCAAATGCATTTTCACTTTTATCTGGATCAAAGTTTCTCCAATAGCGGTAAAGATCCATATAGGCAAATGCAATACAGTCTTCTCTGTCAGCTGGATCGCGGTAAGTAAGTTTAGTAGAACATTTATCAGCTAATAACATTAAGAACTCTAATGCTTTTGGTGTTAATTCATCAAGTTCTTTAGATTTACGTATCTCATCTAAAAGATCTCTATTATTTAAGTAATTCCTTTTTCTAGGCATATCCTTGATTTATTTTTTTATTATATGCAAAAAAAGCCGACAGTTTACCTGTCAGCTTTTTATAGAGAATTTATAGATTAGATTTCAACCTTAAGACTTGCCTTCTTTACGATTTTTGATTTATCGGTTTCAGGAACGATGATATTAAGTAAATCAGTATCACCTAAAGAAGTATATTCTTCTGCATTAACGAAAACAGTTTGACCTTTCTTTAATCCACCGACATTATCCTGAACTTTTGCTTCAACATAACCATCGTTTAGATATTGGTCTTTACTTTTTTTTTCAACCACAGAATAAGTTTCTTGAAGTTCTTTTTCAAACTTAACGATTTCTGT